CCTTACCGAGGGCGCGACGGAGGGAGCCGACATAACGGTACCGGAAGGCGGGAATCTCTACGGAGGGGACCGCTTCGAGATTGAGCTGACGATTCGATGAACTGGCAGGCAAAAGCAGACAAGGCGACTGCGGCACTGAGAAAATTCGGGGCTGAGGTCGCCTTGGTGCGCGTTACACAAAGCACGCCAGCAAACGAATGGGACCCTCCCGCACAGACGGAAGCGAACTATCAGGGCAAAGGGCTTTTGCTCTCCTACGCCGCTCACTTGGTAGACGGCACGACGATTCAAGCCGGAGACGTGAAGCTCATGCTCGCGGCGGATATCGCCACAACGCCGGTCGCCGGAGACTTCATCGACGTGAAGACGGAGCGATACAGGGTAATGCGTTCCGAGCCGTTCCAGCCGGGCGGGGAGGTTCTGTACTACGACCTCCAACTGAGGAGGTGAGGACGTGGCGAACGCGAAACACTTTTCAATCGACCTGACGCGCTGGGGGGTATCGCTTGAGAAGGAACAAGCGCCGAAGTTCATCCGTAAAATCGCGCTTGACCTCTTGCGGAAAGTAACGATGAAAAGCCCGGTTGACACAGGGCGCTTCCGGGCGAACTGGATGGTTGGTATCGGCGGCGCGGACGAGACGACAACCGATAGCACGGTCAACGACGCCATGATGAGAGGTGCAATAATCCTATCGGCATACCGCGACCTCAAGCAAATACACCTCTCGAACAATCTCTCCTATGCGGCGGAGCTTGAGCATGGACGTTCCATGCAGGCCCCTCTCGGTGTGGCTGAAATATCAGTCGAAGAGATTGAAGCGCATTTCAACGGGGGTGCGGCATGAATAGCAAATCAACCTTCGATACGCTTGCGGGCGCGTTTTCTACCGGCTGGAAGACGCTGAAAAGCGCCGGGCCGCCTGCGGTCTACGAGGTGAAAACGCCGATAGCATGGCCGAACGTCAATTTCACGCCTCCGTCCGGGCCGTGGGTGCGGTTCAACGTCCTCGACGGTGAAGGCGCGTGGAGAAGCATAGGCTCTCCGGGAAGCAATATCGCCGGGTACGTAGGCGTGGTGGTGATTCAGATTTTTGTCCCACTTCTCTCCGGCGAATCGACCGCACGCGACTATGCAGATGCAGCAGCGGCGATTTTCCAAGGAAAGGGAATCGGCGGAATCCGGTTCTCACCGGCGACCGCGCAAATTCTCAATACTTCGCTGGCCGACGGCTGGCATCAGATAAACGTCTCCATTCCATTCCGGCGGGACGTTTTAATTTAGCACAAGGAGGTAATCAAATATGGCGATAGCAAGCGCCGACAGGGTGCGGCTGGCGTATGTCGTGGAGCAAGTCCCCGGCACAACGCCGACCACTCCCGCGCTGCAAATAGTCCGGCTGACCGGGGAATCGCTCGATGTGACGCGGGAAAATATCGTTTCCAGCGAGCTTCGAGCCGACCGGAACGTCATGGACCTGATACAGGTGGGCGGAGGAGCCGGTGGAGGAGTGGAGTTCGAGCTTTCCTACGGTACGTATGACGATTGGCTTGCAAGCGCTCTTCAAAGTTCTTGGAGCGGGGGGAGCGCGGAAGACCCGGACAAGATTGTGGCGAGCACGGACATGATAAACGGCGCGTATACGGTCGCCGATAACCCTGCGACCCCTGCGCGGCTTACAGTCACAAGGACGGTCGTCGGCGAGGCCGATACGCCGGGCAAAATTACCATCACCGGTGTTGGCGTAGACGACTCTATCATCTCCGACGAAATAACGCCGGGCGCAACGGGCGTGACGGTGACGGGTACGAAGATTTTCAAAGAGGTTACGTTCGTCGTCGGCTCCGGCTGGACGAGCGACGGCACGGCAGACCAAATCACCGTGGGCGTGGCGGCTATGCCTACGGTGCTGAAAAACGGCTCCACGCCGAAGAGCTTCACGCTGGAACGGACACTTCTCGACCTTACCCCGAACGCCTACTTCCGCTTCAAGGGAATGCAGGCGAACAGGTTCAGTCTCACGTGCACCACAAAGGAGATAGTGAAGGGTTCCTTCGACTTCCTGGGCATGTCGGGAGAGGCTGCGGAAGAGGCGGTAGCAGGAGCATCGTATCTGTCCGCAAGTACAACCGAGGTGATGGACGCCGCGTCCGATTTCGCAGGGTTCTCCGTCGCAGGGCTTTCCGGCGTGCATGTTTCGAACCTGTCTCTGGACGCGACGAACAATCTCCGCGCGCCGACAGCGGCGGGGAGCGTGGATGCGCTGGGGATCGGCGCGGGTCGCTTCGAGCTTTCCGGTTCGATTGAAGCATACTTTGAGGACATCGAACTGTACGAGGCGTTCCTAGACGGAGACGCTACGGCGCTGGCGTTCACTCTTGGCAGCACGGCGGGAGAAAAGTACACCTTTACAATGCCAAACATTAAGTTCGAGACGGGGACCGTGCAGGCGCAGGGAAACGACAGCGACATCATGGCCAGCATGACCTACCGGGGGCTGTACGACTCCGTGAACGGATGCACGCTGATGATTGAGCGAGGTGTAGCGTAGTGAGCGGACCTTACAGCATTTTCCGGACCGACAAGGCGCTTGAAAAAGAGGGAATCATCCTCGACTACGGCGATTTCAAGATCAAGGTTGCACGGGCGGGCGGGGCGAACGCGGCGTTTCAGAAGGCGCTTACCTCGAAGATCAGGCCGTACAAGCGCCAGATCGACGCCGGAACGATCCCCAACGACGTAGCGGAAAAGCTCTTCCTCGACGTTTACGCAGAATCCGTGGTGCTCGGGTGGGAAGGTGTGACGGACGAGAAGGGCAAGCCGCTTCCGTTCTCCAAGGAGAACGCCGTCAAGCTTTTCAGCGACCTTCCCGACCTGTTCCGCGACGTACAGAATCAGGCTGCGGCTATTTCAAACTTCCGGGCGGAGGTCACGGAAGACACGATAAAAAACTGACAGACGCTCTCCGCTGGGAACTCCAGTGGGGAGCGTCCGCTTCATTTCTTGAAGACCTCGCGGAGCAAGGCGTCCGTGTGAAGTCGCTCGAATCGCGCCCGGAGCTTGACGAGGGCGTGATTTTCTTTTGGAACGCTTTTCAGATGCTCTCTCCGTCCCGCTCCGTGGGAATGGGACTTGGCTGTATCCCGCTCTCGGAAATACTCGCGTTCTGCGATATGGCGGACGTGCGCGGGGTGGACGAGCGCATCGAATTTGTCCGCGTTATACAGGCGATGGACGCGGAATTTTTGAAGCATAAGCCCGGAGGAGGTGGGAAGAATGCCGGTGCTTGACATAGTGGTGAACCCCTCCGGGGCGTTGTCCGGGGCGAGGACGGTGCAACGTAGTCTTGCCGATATAGGGCGGAGCGCCGTCGGCATGGAGCGCACAATGGGCGGCGCTGTGGGTCGCTTGAAGGGAATGCTCGCCGGGCTGGTCGCCGCCGTGGGGTTGAAAAATCTTGCCAAGGGTTTTCTTGACGCGGCGGTTACGGTGCAGAACTATCAGACCTCGCTGCAGGGCGTCATCAAGAACGCTGAAGAGACGAAGCGCGTCTTCGACGACATCAACAAATGGGCGGCGTTGAATCCCGTCGACACGGACGACTCTATCCAAGCATTCGTCTTGCTGAAGTCCGCTGCGGTGAAAAACACGAAAGAGGCGGTAGAGGCGGCGGCGGACCTCGCTACGGTCATGCAGGTTCAGATCAGCGACGTTGCAAGAGCGATAGTGAGTTTGAATACAATGCAGCTTCGGAAGCTGGGTATCCTCATAGACCAAACAGGGAGCAAGGCGATTATCCAGAGCGGGAATGTCCGGAAAGAAGTCGAGAAGGACACTGATAAAATCCGCGCCGGGCTGGTGGAACTTATCCAAGAGAATTTCGGCGGCATGATGCAGTACGCCGGAAACAACTGGTCGGCGGTTATGAAGACGATGGGCGGTCAGTGGAACTTTTTGCAACAGAACATCATGGGAGCCGTCGGCTCGGGCGGTCCGTTCGACCGACTGAATAAAGCAGTGATAGGCATCCGTGACCGCTGGAATGATTGGATGCAATCGGAGGATTTTAAGACCTTTGTCGAGCGGGTGCAGGGGGCGGTAATGCGAGCTATCGACTCATTGTTATCACTCGGAGACAAGATCGGCAAGGTTTTCGGCATGGTGCTTGAAAATGTGGACAAAATCATCTCCGCTCTCAAGGCGCTTGCCTCGGTAAAAATCTCAGGTTGGATGCTCGCTCTTTTAGGCGTTACCGGACCGGCCGGGAAGCTGGCGGCAGCCGGGGTTGGTGCTCTCGTGTATTTCAAAGACCAGGTAGACAGCGCGACCTACGGAATCAAGGAAATGACCGCCGAAGCGGAAAACCTCCGAAGAGCGATAAAGGACTTGGAGACAAGTCAATGGGTTATCGACCCTTCGCGAATGACGGCGATGAAAGACCAGCTTGCTCTTTTGGAAGGTCAAATCCTCCACTTGAAAGAGATGGATCGCCTTGCAGCAAAAGCAAGCGGGGCTATGGTTGCCCCCGTCATTACCGACGATGACGGGAAAGGGGGCGGCAAATCTACCGACTCCGGTCCCTCCGCCGCCGAACGTCTCGTGGAGTCCATCCGCGACAAAATGCAGTATCTCTATGCGGACGGCAAGAGTTTCCTTCCCGTGCTTGACCAGTGGGCGGCGAAGCTGAAACCACTCTCCGAGGACTGGAAAATGATCGTTGACCTGCAACGGGACATACGCTCCGACGAATCGAAGAAGGCGGCTGACGACGCAATCGCCGCGATGGAGCGGCTTGCAGAAAAAGAACGCCAACAGGCGGAAGCCTTGGAAGCGGCGCGGCAGGGGGTGCGGAAGTTCTGGGCTGAAATGTCGTGGGCGAATCAGCAGGGGCTTATGACGGACGAGAACTACTTCGACATGCTCTCTCGGAGCTTCGACGGTCTGAAAGCGAAACTCGCGGCTGACTCCGGCGGATTCCTTGACCTCTCGCAGTGGACGAACTGGACGGAGGAAATGAAAACCACGTTCGCGTCCATGCAGTCGGTCGCCTCACAGATAGCCTCAACACAAATGACCACGCTCAACGAGCAGTTGGAAAAAGGCGTTCTTTCCCAGAAGGAATGGAATGCTGCGGTACAGGAATTACTCGACAAATACTCCGCGCTTCCCGCTGTCGTGGAGCAGGTGAACAAGGCGCAACAAAAAACAAAGAAGACCTCGGATGAGTTCGGCATCAGTGCAAAACTCTGGGCGAACGACCTCTCACAAGGACTTGCGCAGGCGATAGTCAACGCTCAGGACTTGGGGGACGCGCTTCGAAATATCGCGAAGTCGATAGCAGGGAGTTTCTTACAAAAGCTCATCGGCGGTTGGATCGGCGGTCTGTTCGCCGACGGCGCGGCCTTCCAAGGCGGTCAGGTAATCCCG